CGCCACAATGACTGGCAAGATGCTGCTAATCGTGTTTGGAAGGAAAGAACACAGTGGCAGGATCTCAAATCGTTTGCTCAGAACGATTGGAAAGCTGAATACCTGTTAGGTTGGAAGAAAGGCGAATACACTGAGAAAGCAATATAAATACAATGCGTGAAAACACCACTGTTATTATAAAATAGAATACCCTACCTTAGGAACGCTTGCGTTGCTTTTGGGTTGCCCGGCTGCTGGGCTAGATATTAAGGAAGTCGTGCTCCGGAATGATATCTTAAAGTGAGCACCTTTTTACGGCTACAAAATAAATTTAATTTTGTAATCAAACTGTAATCGATGCTGCGATAAATATTAGCACTATGCTAAAAACTTATCGCAGTATTTTTATTTCTGACGTTCACCTTGGCACTAGAGATAGTCAAGCAGACAAACTCAACAATTTCCTTAAACACAACACATGCGAAACACTTTATCTCGTGGGAGATATATTAGATGTTTGGCGTATACAACAAAACAAATGGCGTTGGAAGCAGAGTCATACCAACGTTGTAAGACGTATACTTGGACACGCTAAACGTGGCACACGAGTAATCTACGTAGCAGGCAATCACGATGAATTTCTAAGACCTCTTATGCCTTATGGTATTAACTTTGGTAATGTAGAAGTTGTTAATCAATTTGAACACATAGGTGTAGACACCAAACACTACCTAGTCACACACGGCGATCTGTTTGATGGTATTACTAGACTAGCGCCCTGGTTGGCATTCTTAGGCGATAAGGCATATGACTTTATCCTATCTGCTAACAGTAAATTTAACTGGATCCGGCATCGTATGGGCTTTGGCTACTGGAGCCTTAGCCAATATCTCAAAGCACGAGTTAAGAAGGCTGTGGACTTTATATTCCAGTTTGAAAAGAACCTAGTGGCCTACTGCAAGAAGCGAGGATTTGATGGTGTTATATGTGGACATATACATCATGCAGAGATCAAAGAGATAGATGGCATTGTGTATATGAATGACGGCGACTGGGTTGAATCATGCACAGCATTGGTAGAACATCACTGTGGCCGTTGGGAAATTGTAACTTGGACCAAGGAGAGCGACGATGTGGATACTGATACTAATAGCAATGCACGTAAACGACCCAACCGATCAGCCAGGGAGAGTGGAGATGCAATTTCCGGACCAACAGAGTTGCGAGCAAGCTCTAAACACGATCCAGTGGCAACTAAAGTTTAAAAATTTTAAGGTAACAGGTCAATGCAAGAAACAATGAAATTAAGTGATACCATTACCATTGTGGTACCTTGTAAGAATGAGGAAAACTATATACATCATTTGTTAGATGCTCTACGCGACCAAGATATAGGTGATACCAGAGTTATCATAGCTGACTGCTCTACTGATAGTACTAGGCAAGTTATACAAGATAACAAAGGCGCATTGCAGGTCGAAATCATCGAAGGTGGTCCTGTTTCTATAGCCAAGAACAGCGGAGCACAGCTAGTGACTACTCCTTACATTCTATTCATTGATGCCGATGTGCGGTTCTTTAAAGGCACTGTGATTAAAGATGCTGTCAATTTAATCGAGTCTGAGAACCTAGATCTCATCGGACTAAACATCAAATGCTATGACAATGACTTACGAGCAAAGATTGGATTCACCGCATTTAACTTAATCAACCACACAATAAAATATTTCTCTCCATTTGCCGTCGGAGCATTCATGCTTACTCGTAAAGATCGTTTTGAAGAGCTCGGTGGCTTTCCTGAACAGTTTTCAACTTCCGAGGACTTCTTCCTATCTAGAAAGTACAGTCCAAGAAAGTTTAGAATCCTCCGCCATCACTTTGGACAGGATAGTCGTAGGTTCAAGAAGATGGGCTATCTTGGGATGGCCAAGTACTTAATCAAGAACTTTGTCAACCGCAACAACAAGGCCTATTGGGATAGCTTGGATTCATCTAGGTATTGGAGTTAAGAATACTCGCCGGGCTGGCGGCGTATAATAGGACAAGTTAAAACAGAAGAAGAAAGAAGACACCGCAGAGGCGATACTAAACGGTATGATATTTCTAGGAGCATTTGGCATTATTATACCAGTTATCACAATTGTGTTCCAACTGATTGTTAACCACTAAATATTCCTAATAGTTAATAAGAGAGTACAATGAAGTTTGCAGATTATATAGTTGGTATGCTAGCAACAGGAATAATGATTCTGCTGTGCATAGTTATTTTAGGTGATTACATGATTGCCATGCGAACTGACAGAGTTCTAGATCCAGAAATCATCACGCTAATGAAAATGAGTATCACAGGACTAATAGGAATTATTGGCGGATACTTAGGCGGAAAACAATCATCTAAAAACGAATAAAGGAAAAATATCATGAGTTTGAAATCAATTATAAAAAGTGCAAGCAAGACAGTTAACAAAGTAGCCGATACAACTACTAAGGTTACTAACACAGTAGTAGATACAACCACTAAAACTGCAACAGACACAGCTAATGCAACTGCCAAGGCAGCACAGGACGCTGCTGCTGAAGCTAAACGTCAGGCCGATGCTGCCGCTAAGGCCACATCCGATGCTGCTGCTAAAACAGCCAAGGCCGCGACAGACACAGTAAATGCTATTAACAAGACTACAGTTAGTGCAGCTGGCCAGGCAAAAGTTGCAGCAACAAAAGGCGCAATGGCAACTGCTAACGTAGCGGCTGCTGCTATGAATGATATCGAGGCTGGCAGTAAACTTGCTGTTCACGGCCTTGAGCAAGGTGCGTATGCTGTAGCAGACGCCGGTGAATTGATTGCAGAGTGGGCAGAAGCCAACTACTGTCAAATTGGTGTTAGCATTGCTCTTGGTACTATCTTCGCAGCACTGCTATATCGTCCAGAGCCAGTTAGCGTAGCGACAACTACTGCGGCAACTGCTCCACTAAGCGCAACTGCAATCTTGTATTTGGCTGCTAAAGAAACAGTTGGTGCTGTTGCATTAGGCACCGCAGTCGACTTGACTGCACAGGCATTTGTTGAATTGATCTGGATCTCAGCAGATGTACGCAAGGCAATTGGTAACAAGAACAAACAGATCTTAACAGATGCTATTGCATTTACGCTTGCTAAGTCAATAGATGCGGCAGCAGGCGCAATGGTTATCCCGCAAAGCTGTGCTGCGGTCGTTGCTGGTATTGTAACAACACTAGTAGCACAGTTAGCTTGTGAGCGCACACTTCCAAATGGTGCTCGTGAATGGGCAAGCACTGGCGCAAGCGGTCTATAAATTATAGACTCATTAAAAAAGCCCCTTGCGGGGCTTTTTATTTGAGTACTGTCTCAAGCCAAGGCTTGCAGTTATCCCAGGTGGTATAGATATGTGCTACTCCGCCTGCTGCCTCCCATTCTTTACAGTTACTGTGTCTATCATCAATCAAGATATCGCCTGGGGTTTTGCAATGGCGCCATTTGTCAAAACTAAAAGGACCAATAGTAACTGGTATTCCGGGGAAGTGGTTATCTCCCCAATGAACCTTGTCATATACGGCCAATGGCATAGAGTAGTCATGCGGTAATGCTGTAAGGAATCGTAGTGTATATTGGGGATTGCGCTGAATATACTGCTTACACATATTAACTAGTTCATGTGCGCCCTCCATTAAGGGCAAGTCTCGATAAAAACGTAGGTCCTCTTTGAGCTTGTCCCATTCTACTTGGGGGATACGGTCACTGTCTTTAGCAACACGTAGTTTTAAGATCTCTTGTGCGCGGTAATGCCAAGCGGCAACCACATCATCCATGTCTAAATATATGTTCATGCATGTATTATACTATATTTTTGCTAGGATGTCAACAGAAAGGACTCCGAAGAGTCCAATCTATTACTACAATATATAAGGCGCTATGCGCCAATAATTTATTTCTTCAAGCCGCTATTAACGAATCCGTACATTCTTTCAGCAGCTTCGAGCACTTTTTCCATCCCTGGAAACTGCGGCATACCTACTGTAGTAACAATCTGTCCCTGCTCATTGCGCGTCTGCGCGAGCTCCCAACCATAGAGTTTAGCGTTAAAGTCTTCAGTTACCATAGACTTGGCCATGGTTAAGATATCTGTGCGGATTTCATATCCGTTCTTGTTAAATTTAACTTCTGGCAATTTTGGTGTTTCGAAATTTGACATAATAATCTCCTGTGTGTTTAATGTCTGTGTTTACATAGATATTTGTTTTTCTCTATGTACTATTATATATGCCTAGTCTTTACAAGTCAACTTATTTCTTGAACTTGTTTACTCGTTCTTGAATAAGCCCAACCACTACGTCACTAAGCACAACCTCATAGTGGTTAAAATCTACTTCTATTAGTTCCATATCTGCGTGGTGCTTTTGACTAGCAATAGTCACTACACCATCATTGGGCTCGTGCATAAATGGACTTTGTCCTTTGACTGTTACTACATTAGTCCACTGATGCTGTATCTTAATCTTATCAGCCTGTTTCATTGCCCAACTGCTAGGGCCAATATCATGCATCAGTCGACTAAATGGTAAGAAATATTTGGCATAGTCTGCGGATGCTGCACCACCATAGGGGGTGCTTAGTGTTATGGCACCTTTAACAGCATTGGGCATGCTATTAGCTAGATGCAAACTGTAGATGCCACCTAGACTGTGAGCAACAAACACTAGATCAGTCTGCCCGTCTAGTGCTGCCTGCATGTCTTTTAGATTATTTTCAAACCCATTGCTACTGTCGTAATTGACGTCTATGCCGCTACCTAGTTTGTTTTTTATATAATTAAAACTTTCACTGGTAGCATTAGCACCATGTATGTACACTATTTTCATAGTGTATTTACACTTATTTACTATGTGCCAACTGTTGAATCGACAGGTACTCTATGCCATGAACACAGCAATAAATGCTATTAAGAAAATCAAGATAGCGCCTGTAATGGGTAGAACAATGTGCATTACATGCACTACTTCTTCTGTTATGTCTTTTTCTTCTGGGTCAGACGCTGTGCCAGTGTCTTCTTGTTGATTTATTGTTGTCATACTGTATATATCCGTGTTTGTTACGTAGATTTAATTCTGGTTGCTACTGCCCAGTTGCCACGCAAGGCAAAATATAGCCCGCCGCACCACAAAGAAAAGTGCATGTAGTCGGTCATTACAAATGTCAGCAGGTCGTCAGGTCTAATTACTACCCAAATTACTCCGGTTGCAATACAGCACATGGTGATGCCGCAGAATCGTGTGATCAAGTCGCCAGTCACTGCCACAACATAGTTGTCGCGCAGGACAGGCAATGTGGTCAGTGCGCCCAATAACAGTCCTAGACCAGCAGCAATTTCTCCAAATACAACTACCCACCATATCAATGCTGGTAACCCAAATGCTTCACCGCCAGCAGGATCGAACGGCATTTTACTTAAACCCTGCTGAATAAAGATCAGCGCTAGTGGGATACGCAGCAGAATATGGCTTAGGCTAAAATCTGGTAATAGATTCCAATAGTTTCTTATATTAACTAACATTTAATATTTCCTTTATATTCTGTAATAGTTGCGTGATGCATACTACTTACTGGGTTGGTTGAACCATGCTTCCCATTCTTCGTCAGACACAGGCCACATTATGGATGAACCTCAAATGGGTGATCATCAAACGTTGGCGTATCAGCAGACATAAGTTTTTTTGCCAACTCATGATGTCCCAACCTAGCCAGTGTGGCAGCTGCTCTTGCTCTACCTAGTGCTTCAAAAAACTCTATAATTGTGTTAAACATTTTAAAACCTTGTATAGGGCTGTTTGCCCTGCATTAACATATGGTATGCGTATTCCCAGTCTTTTGAATATTCAGACTTGGCATAACGCATAATTTCTTTATCGTACTTGCTGTCGCAGAATACTGCAACAAGCTGCTTTAGCAAATTATACATACCATCTAGATACTTGCTGAGTACGGCTTTCGCCACTGATGATCATTGCATTGAACAATGCACAACCGAACGATTTGATGGAGTTTTTAATTTTAGTAACCATACTGTGAGCTCCTTAGTGAGCGCTCGTACGTGCGTACCAGCTGTTCTAGGTCTGCTGTGCAGGTAGGGTTCTTGCTCTTAATAAAGAGTTCAAGTTCGCGTTGACGAGATGTGTCAAACCGAGTTGCAACTCCTTGTAAGAGTGCTTTTAGTTTCTTAAACATTTTTTATTTCCTTTGAATGTGTGTATTATCAGTAGAAACGTTATCATGGTTTCTACTTAGTATTTATACATTATACGCTGCAACCGCACATTTGTCAAGTGGTTGCAAAGCACCGTAAACTATTGTATAATAACTTTTAAATATAGTTAAATACATTATAATTTGGAAAAGTGATGAAAATTAGAACTAGATCTATCCTACAAGAATTAAATGAAATTGCCGAAGTACGGAACAAGGACGGACTTTTTGAAAGTCGCGCCACTAACATTATCAACTCTGCAATCAATCTGTTAGAAAGCCTGCATAAACATTATGATGCAGATCAAGCAGATGAGCTGGAGCGCCGTTTCATTAACGCTATTAAAGGACAAGATACTGCTAAATTTACTCGCGGTATACGTAAGATAGCAGAATCACGCAAAACAAAGAAATTACTGGAATCAGATGACAAAAAGTAATCTACTACTAGAGGGCGGAAATATTTTTAAAGGCCCAGACAAGCAACCGCTAACACAGCGCATTGCCACTGGCGACGTTGAAAGTACCGTTGCCTATATTGAAAAAATCACAGGCTTGGACTTTACTAAAGAAAAGCAGCTTGATGATAAGAAGCCTGTTAAATGGTTAGGTACTACTGGCCGCAAAGAAGATGCCGATGGCACGTTTGAAAAGAACAGTAGTGGTGATCTTGACCTATCAGTAGATGCAAATGAAGTAGACAAGAAAGAATTTGCCAACAAGCTAATAGCACAGTTTGGCAAAGAGAATGTTAAACTAACGGGTGACAACGTGCATTGGAAAACTCCAATTGGTGGTGATCCAGCAAATGGGTTCGTGCAAGCAGACTTCATGTTCTCAGCTAATCCATTGTTCCAACAAGGATCAATGATCGGTGGACAAGGTGCTTACCGTGGCGAACACCGTCACATTGTGTTGAGCTCAATTGCTCGTGCAAAAGGATTAAAGTACAGTCCTAAGCATGGTTTACTCAGTGCAACTACCGATGAGCTATTGCCAAATGGCAATGACTGGAACCAGATTGCCAAAGTGCTACTAGGGCAAACAGCCACAGTAAAAGATGTTAAGAGCGTTGACAGCATTTTAGATTACATTAAAAAATTGCCTAACTACGAAGCGCTAATTGCTGGTGCAAGAGACACATTGGGCAAACAGGGTATCACATTACCTGAAAATATTATATCTTTTGAAAGTGCAATGACTGGAACGCCGGCGTGGTTCCGCAGAATGATGGAAGCAACAAAATGAGAGCATTTGAATTCCTGCGCGAAGCTGAAGCTGCTCCTCCGAAGAAAGTTGGTCGCGAGTTTAACCACTTAGAGGATCTTGTATTTACAGAGCCTAGTGGTGCTAAACGTGCTGTTGAGATTCTTAAAAGTCTAGCACAAGATGCCAAAGACGTAACGGTCAAGTGGGACGGCAATCCAACAGTGTATTGGGGACGTGAAGAAGACGGCACGTTCCGTATGGTTGGTAAGAATAACTGGGGACGTGAAGAAGGCAAGAGCTCTAGCCCTGAAGAACTAAAACAGTTTATCCTAAGTAGAGGCAAGGGTGAAGAGTGGCGTGAGAAGTTTGCCAACGATATGGCCAGTCTATGGCCTATCTTCGAAGCAGGTACTCCCAAAGACTTCCGTGGTTATATCTATGGTGACATTCTATTCCACCCAGGTAAGCCGTATGAAGGTGCTAATGGGGTGATGAGTTTTACTCCTAACCAGACAACCTATTCAGTGAAAGGTGTTAGCGAACTGGGCCGTAGAATTGCCAATGCCAAGATTGCAGTTGCTGCACACAAGGTATTAAATAGTTTCGGAGACAAAGACGGCGATGATCTCAACGATGTGTCAAGTCTAAACTCTAATGCACAATTAGTAGTATTAGGTCAAACTTATGTTAACCATCAGCCCGCAGTTAATGCAGATAACTTAGCAGCAATTGCAAAAATTGCTAATAGTAAAAGCGCTCTGATTGACAAGTTCCTAGCACCAGTTGCAGGACTTAGTGATCTAAAGACTATCATTTATACCTTTGTTAATAATCAAAGTAAAGCCAAAGCACTAGACAAAATTGCTCCGGAGGTATTCCTTAACTGGTTATCTACTAGCAAAGTTAGTCCTGCTAAACAGAAGAAGATTATCGATCTAGCAGCTATAAATGCAGGCGCACTCGAAGATATATTTTATCTAGTACGTGAGCTAATGAAAGCCAAGGATGAAATTATCCGTGAGCTTGATAGTGCAGGAGGCGATGTTGCTGCTAGTACAGGCGGCAAACAAGGCGGAGAAGGCTATATGAGTACAGCAAACGCTGTTAAGCTAGTTCCACGTGACCGTTGGACGCCGTTTAGAGCCGATTAAATATGATTTTTTCTCTTTGATATAAATACTATGCCGACCTCTGAGCGAGGTCATATAATCAAGGAGAACATATTATGGCAGATCTAACATCTTTCGCACAAACCTACAGCAATGCAGGTGCAGCAATTACAACAGCTTACTTACCAGCTAACAACTTCAAAATCACAGACGGGTACAATGGTGGTGCTTACGGTACACGTGAACTTTCATTCTTGAAAATTACGTTAACAGGCATTGAGACAACACCAACTATTTCTAGCAGCAATTTTGTTAAAGCAATTCAAGGTGTACAAAGAATGGCTGAAGTTTATTACGCAGCAGTGTTAACAACTAACGAAGCAATTGTTATTGTTTCTAAAGACACACTATCAGCATCAGATACTGCAACTGACGACACAGCAGGCTACGGTCTATTTGAAGCAGCGATCAACGCAGCTACAGGCGGATCAGCAACAGTTACAGCAGCAGTATTCGCATAATTATAAAGGAATAATATATCATGGCAAATTTATACACAAGAGTAGAAACAGTTAACAACGCAGGCGGTACAGCAGCAACTTTTGGTGCCAACGCACTAAAAACTGTCATCAGTACTTCTGATGCAGGTACAACAGTTATTGTTTCATTGGCAGGTACAGACTTAACAGACGCTGATATCCAATCAGTTGCTGGTTACTTGACAACATCACATGGTTCAGCTGGCGATGGCGACTCAGCATTCACAATCGCCGGTGTTGGTACAGTTGACGGTACAGCCTTCGTTAGTGGAACCACTGACACTGTATTCCTACGTATCCAAGGTACAGGCGATTTCACCGCAGCTACAGCTGATATGGAAATTGGTGGGTTGACAGTTTCTACTATTGCAATCTTTACACCAGCTAAGTAATTTTAGTATTTCCTAGTAATAGGAAGTGAAGGGTGGAATTTATTTTCCACCCTTTTTTTATCTGCGTAAATATATCTGATGGCACGATACAAAATAACAACCTTGATTGATATCACTCGTACGAATCCCGACCGTAGTGAAACTGATAAACTAAAATTAAGCCAACAGGCAAACTTTAACAGTCTCATACAGGCCATTGGATTACGAGCCAACCCAGAATGGCTAGTTGATCCTAAAATGGTCATAGGGCAGTTGCCGGATCCATTTAACGGCAAGGCTGCATATTGGTCCTGGGAGTTTGACAGCGAGCGCGACGATGTTTTCCTTGAGGATAATAATCCAGTAGGCTTATTGATTAAGGATCTGCATGGTGTGCCGGTCATTCCTGATCTTGCAAATACTACGGACATAACTCCTGCTGCGTTTCAAACAGCTAATGGCAATACCAATACCTACGTAGAAATTATCTCGTAGTATTAATTTTTTGTAATCGAGTTTAAATACTAGTATGAATACTATAATAAAAAAACTACACTGGCAACAAGTTATGATAGCTGCCAGCATAATGATGTCTGGAGGACTAGCATTGTCTCTATGGGCAATTAGTCATCAAAATAACTTACTTGCAATTATCGGTATTACGCTAATAGGAGTGATAGCAATTAGTTGGTGGTTCTGGGTTATGTATGTGGTTAAGACTTTAATAAATTTCTATACCACTACTGGTAGTGGACTAGTTGAAATAAAATACAGTCTAAGAGACATTAGAAATCTGATGCAAGACTACGAATCTGCACGACAGAGATAAATACTGTATCAAAGGCAAACAATAGGCGACTTACAATTTAGGCATATGGCTCGGAGCGAGCACTTGACTTAACAAGAGGATACCCAAACAACATGTCATCGCAAACAACACAATTAGAAAGATCAAGCCTTGAAGCGCATGTAGACTTATGCGCACTACGTTATGAGCAATTAGACGAACGTCTAATCACTCTAGAAGGCAAAGTAGATATCATGCACAAAGATATTGTAGACGGACAAAAGAGTTTGACCAAAGTAATTATTGGTACAGCCGGAACAGTAGTAGCAGGGATATTATCAGTAGCAATTGCAGTCTTAATGAAGATGGCGTAATCAACTACTTGGTTAAATAAAGGAGCATGATGCTCCTTTTTTAATGACTGATATTTCTAAACGCCTAGAGCAAACATTACGCTCTGCAATACAAAAGAATCCAATTCTGCCTGTCAAGGTAGCAGACGGCATTCTGGTCGGCGATGTTAAAATTACCAGCGAAGGATCTTTAAAATTCCTTTGGCAACATGGCGAAATAAAATATAAAGAAATCAGTTTAAATTGTGCCGCAATCAGCTTGGCAAACTTGCTTGCTAGGCGTAAAAATGTTATACTACAAGATAACATCTACAACGCAGATCAAGAGTATGGCCGTTGGTTTGTAGATAGTCAACTGCTGCGGTCGCAATATCAACTAGCAACTAACAACCGAGACTACGATAAAGCAGATGTGCTGTGGGCAAAGTACACAGAAAGCAGAAATCGCACCGATAAAACAAAAATTATAGCAGAACGTTTGTCTTCTTTCTGAATAAATACTACATCAATCTGGATACTATAAAATGAAAACAACAGATCTTTTTAAAACAAGTGCTAAAAAACTAAACGAAAGTCTAGCTAAAACATTTGGACAAAAACTAAACCTAGAAAGCTTCGATACACCTAAGCTGGAAGATGCACGTAATAAATTACGTACACAAATTCACACTGCCCGAACAGAAGGTGGATTCAACGAAAATATTGAAAACGAAGCTCTTTCGCAAGCTCAGTTCATGCACGATGCTATTGTGGCAGAAATTATGGATAGAGCAGAGTATATTGTGGGCACTGTAGGAGAAGAAGGGGTTGATGATCTTAGAAGTGCTGTGTTGTCAGCGATACAAAATATTTACAATGGTGCCCGAGCAGGCGAAGACATGATCGACGATGTTGCTGATGAACTAGGCGATTATTTCAATGATGTAAAACGCAGTAAAGATCAAACACTTCGCCAAGCCTATCAATTTATGCGCCAAGAAGGTGCCAATGCCGAAGGCGATCCAGAAATGATGGCACAAGCGGCCAAACAAGCAATTGATATGTTAAGTCAACAAGGTGTCGAGCAAGGCGTGGAAGAAGGCGATATGAACCGCGCAGCTAAGGGCAATGAGAAGTATGGCAAGGACGGTATGAAAGCATTGGCCAAAGCAGGCCGTGAAGGTGCTAGTGAAAAGAAATTAGATACTATCCGTGACAAGCACGATAAGTATGACGAAAGCATTGAACAAACAGGAGATAATATGCGCAATTTAAGAGAAGGTGAAATCCAACAGGCTAGTGCAATCGTCACAGCAAAAACAATGGTTGACAGAGTTGGCCGTTGGATTGAAGAATTAAGCGGCATGGAAAATGACACACTACTAACACTAGGTGACAGCATCCGTGACGAAATGGGACAGGAAGCAGCTAAGAACTTTATCTCAGCTTGCGCACCAGCAATCCAATCTGCACTAGAAAATTTAAAGGCTACACGCGAAGCATTAAGCACTAGCGTTCGTGCGTTGACTGGCGAAGAACAGTCACCGGAAATGTTAGGTGCTGAAGATCCAGAAATGGGCGATGTTGCTGAACCAGACGCAATGAATCCAGATGATGCAGGCGACGGTATGGATATGGACGACGAGTTTGGTGCAGCCGATGCAGCAGCAGGTGGTGCCGAAGAAATGGGCCGTACCCAGCGAGAAAGTATTGATCGCGGTAGCCGTTTGTTAAAAGTACTAGCAGGCTAAAATGCGACTATCTAGCATAACTACAGAGAGTGATTACTCTAGACTTAGAGAGCTTGCTCCTGCAATGGGTGCAGCTCCTGCAATGGGTGCAGCTCCTGTACCGGGTGCAGCTCCAGGCGCAGCTCCTGTTGCTCAAGATCCCCAGGCAAATGCTAAGATGCAAGCACAACAAGCGTTAGCTCGTGCTGAGCAAAAGAAAGGGATACAGTCTCAAATCGCTGCAACACAAAAGCAGTTACAAGAATTGCAAAAACAACTGGCGGCGGTAAGATGAGATTTTTTGAATTCGCAGATAGTGATTCCGGAGTTGACAAGTTCATAATGATTCTTAGGAATTACATTGGACGTGCAGCTAGCAAGAAAGCTTCAGCTAGTCTAAACTGGAATGGATTAGCACAGGTCGCTAAAGCTAACGGTTTCGAGTTTGCTGCAGATTACGAAACATTTAAGTCGATGTTTGACACTACTCCTGCGTTACAATCTTTAGTTAAAGATTTTAATGATGACGGGATTACATTAAAAGTTCCAGGCGCACCAGACGACCAAGCACAAAGTCCACAACAAAGTGGCGAGACAAGTCAAGATCAAGTAGACCAAACTGCCGATTCAGCAGCAGCAGGTCAGATGGCTGCGTCACAAACAATGCCAAAAGTTTAAATCTAGGTTGACCGAATAGTATTTTTACTGTATAATATACAGTATGAATACTATTTCTCCACCACCGTTCGTTGAACGGTACCAATATAAAAACTGTGTCCAAGTAAACGATCCAGTTACTCGCAAGCGTGTTTACAAAACTCCAGACGGTGAAAGCCTTCCAAGCGTTACAACTATCCTGTCAGCAACAAAGGATATGACTCATTTGAATGAATGGAAGAAACGAGTCGGCGAAGCTAAAGCACAACAGATTGTAACCGAAGCGTCCGGTGTAGGGACGGGTCTTCACTC